AAACCTACTTACTTGAATTCTCTCATTTACCGACATCTTAGGAGGTATCGGTTTCGGAACATCTGGTTTCGTAACTGTTGTTACTGTGGTCTCTTTAGCCAATTTATCTCCTGCTTGGTTTCATTCCTCGGATTTCACCGCACAATTCCCTAATCGCCATTGTCTGTTCGTTCAATGCCGATTGAAAATTCTCATTTCTCGTATTGGACAGATTAATCACATCAATGAGTCTTGAATCTGCTACCGTATCTTTCTCTTGCCAGCTTTTAACCTCTTCCCTATGTGATTGGGCAGTTTTATAAATATAAAAGAATGTTGCCCCAATAATAACTGCTGGCAGTCCTATTCTTTCTATTAACTGCAATAAACTGTCTACTTCCATGAGATCAGGATGTATCTTTCCAGTTGCATATGCATAATCCGCAGGGTTCATTTTGCACTATCCCTCCTGAAAATTATGGAGTCATAATTGTTCATGAAATACCAAACCAGATACACTCCAGCTAAAATCAGACTGATATAAATCGAAAAGAAAATCAGTAGTCCTGTCATGGATTACTCAGGATTCATTTCTGCTTTTGTTCAGCTTGGAAAGTTGCCCAATCTGCTTTGACTGCATCTGTCCAGACTGCATTGCAGATTGCTTGTGTCTCTGCTGGCTCACCTGAAATGTCATCACCAGGATGCAGGACATGACGATGGAAACTTCTTGAAAGTTCCACTCCATCTTCACTGACTATCGTTGCCTGACGACATTGGATTGATTTGAAGTCACCGACAACTTCAATCTTGTCGCATTTTATTTCTTTAGTTAATGCCATTTAAAATTCCTATTATTTGTTGAACGATTTACTCCAATCATCTGATTGAACTTCCATTATTGATTCTTTGGATATGGTAACCGTCTCCAAGCACCTCGTATCTCATCCCAAACAGACTCATTTTTAATATCCTCACCACAAATTTGTAATATATCATCAAGTTCATTAATTTGCTTTCCATCAAATCCAGTTTTATGATGAATAGAATAAAGAACAACTGGTATTTCATCCAAACCTAAAGTAAAAGCTATTGCCAATCTGTGATTACCGTCAAATCCTTTACTGTGAATTACACCTTTGTTACATCCAACGACAAGTGGTGATTTAATACCATTTTGCTTAATGGATTCGACCAAATCATCATACCCTGTTTCTATCGAGGGTTCGTATAAACGGTGTCGCAATACTTGAGGGTTAATTTCAGTGTAAATGATTTCAGCCATTTTTATTAGGCTGCTCTATAGGAGAAACCAATTATAATAGCCCCATCATCACTCCATTCAGTTGCTTGCATATTTGTTGCTCCTGCCGTAGAATCCCACACTCTTAAACTCATAGAGGTTTCAGCGGGTCTTCCATAATAGCTAACTATATATCCTGCTGCTGCTGTAGAAAAACCAGTCCCATTAGCAGCAGCTCCACCAGAATAGCTAGTGGTTCCTGCAGCAACGGTAAACGGTAGACCTAAGATGTAAATATCTCCACTGGCAGATCCGATAGAAGTGGTTTTAATTTGCCCAGAGACAGTAACCAGATTGCCGACTTTGGTGTAGTACCCAAGATCGCCAGAGCCGGACATCGACATATGATTTGAACCATCAGAAACCACTGGACTCCAAGTCCCAGTCTCATAATGGTTTAAGACCTCGTCTCCTGTTGACGTATCTGGTGTTGTTCCAGTTTGGGATGATACTGTCTGTGCAGCAAAATCAATCCCCTGTCCTGCCGTGCCGATTTTTAAACTTCCAGTTTCAACGGTCACATCACCATCAGTCTCCACGGTCAGTGCTGCAGCCCCTCCGTCTTCGTTTAAAACTGTTGTTCCCCCATCGGTCACTGTAATTCGATCTGTTGACCCTGCATCCTGGAGTTTTAATACTCCTCCAGAGGCCGGTTTAAATGTCAAATTTCCCATAGGTTCCTTTATGGTCCTGTGATTGTGGTGTGTCCACCGCTTAATGCGATAGTTAAAGCGAGAGTACCGTCAACTTTTAACTCATAACTACCTGTTCCTTTGGTATTCAAAATCATCCCAACATTTGTGTCATCACCTAATGCGGCCAATTGTGGTGAATTAGAAGCAGCCGCATTTGTCATTTCAAAATGATTTTTAGCAGAACTTGTTGTTTGAAATACCAATTGTTCTGCACCATTTGCATCAGCAATAAATCCAGCATCTGCGATTTTTGGAGCAGTTAAGCTTTTATTCGTTAAAGTCTGAGTACTACTAAGCGTGACTAAGGAAGCAGAAGAAATATCAACTGGTCCTGATTCGGTAGCACTAGTACCTGTAAAAGTCCCCTCGCCAGTGATGATTTCTGCACAAATGAGAGTTCCATTATTAGTAAGCGTATATCCGTTAAGATCTATCTTGTACGGACAGATGTAGGTTTCATCGGCAGCAATAGTAAAGTTTGCAGTAAGTTTAACATTAAAACCACCTGCATCAATGATTGCTTCCCATTTACTCGCAGAAAGATCTGTTGTAAAAGTTCCTGAATCATGTCCTTCAAGACATATATAAACAGCACCTGTTTCAGAATTTTTAACTAGATCTCTTTCAACATATGTTGTTCCTGAAACCCAATTACCTCTCCAAGATCCTAATTCTTGAGTGGCAATGATGTCACCATTAGAATCGAAAGATACTATATTGTTTATTCTGTCAGTTTTATTCTGACTGATAGTAGCAGCAGTATCAGGAGTTGTATTAAAACCTGTCGTTCCTTCCAGAGAAGATGCAAACTTTAAGGAATGACCTCTATTATCATCCAACTGTTGAGAAATTTGAGTTAACTTATCAAAACTGTTCTCAATGGTTTCTGCATCAATAGTAGAGTTATTCGTATAATCAGAAACCTGAGTTAAAGGAACACTTCTGGTAATGACAATTGTATCAACTGATGTCGGATAAGTTACTGTAGAATCTACAGTGAATCCTGCTTCAATATAGGTTATTGTTGCATTAGAAGAAGTTCCTGCATTCTGAACAGTATAATGAGTATCTTTTTTAAGATATCCAGATGCTCCTGCAGTAAAACCTCCACCAGTAATAGGAGTACCTGGACCTGAAGCTCCTTTTTCCCAATAGACTTCAATATGGGTTGCATCAAGTACAATAAAGCTTATTGTATGTGGCCCTTGAGTGGCGTTTCCTGAAAAAGAAGATCTTGTAGTTGTTGCAGATACTGTCATTAATAACCTCCTACTACAGCACTAGGGCGAACAAATTCTATATAATCCTGATTTTCAAGATTTCTTATAGAGTTTTCCATTCTTCCTAGATAGCCTGGATTAACATATTCTTGGATATGGTAGATAAATCCATAATTGATTGCTGGTTCTAAGTAGAAAAGATTTGCAAAAGGAATATTCGATTTAACTGCAGACCATGCTTTTGCTGCATCTTCTCTTCCATTAACCAATCCTGAAAATAATCTTCCTGCATCTCTAAAATCTCCTGCAACTGGACCAAATATTATTTCGGGCCAACCGTAGTTATATGAAGAGAAATTGTTGTAAATGAAATCACCAACAATTCCTGCTACACCAGATTGTATTAAGGAAGCTGCTGCTGTTGAGGCTGCAAATGGATCTTTAGGTTCTCTTCCTCTAAAGAGATCCTTTGCAGTTAAAGAGGCATAGCCCAGCATGATTGCTGGAGCCAGATGTAGTGCAGAATTACCTATTCCATTCTGCTTCATTCTAGGGTACTGCTGAACTGCCATTGTTAATGGGAAACTTCTGAATAACCAGAAGAGTTCAGCTAAAGCCCCAGGAACCGTACCTCTTTTAAACCCGAAAGACATGATAGCCTTTTCGTTCTTTCCTGGTTGAGGAACGGCTATCCTTGCTTCGTTCACGAAAAAGATCTCTAGCTTCGTTGCAAGTTCATCTGCATGTTTAGAAGCTGAGAAGTTTCGTAAGTGGTCAGGAGTAAAATAACGCTCATTTACAAATACGTCAATAGGTTTATTCTGTAATTTGGCATTTTCAGCTATGTTATATGGCCCTGCTTTGTTAACTAAGTCCCAATCTTTTTGATTTATATCATACTGTTTTAAGACTCTTTGGTATGAATCACTAAGGTTATTCCATGCTATTAATGCTTGATCTCCCATATATGCAGAGTTCATTCTTGCAAATCCTTCTCTGTTTGCATTAGTCCAATAATTAAGACCATTCCAGATAAACATTTGATCTGCATATTTACTTAAACTTCCACTCACTCTGTCAGATGCAATATATCTAGTAGATGCAGAAGAAAGAATTCCGTCTATTCCAATACCAAGATACTTAAACATATTCTTTTCTTCAGGAGTCATATTCTTAGAAAAGGATGCTCTTAAATTACGAAAAGTATCATGGTATGCAGATAAGAAGGATTTACCATGGAAATTCATAGTGATTGCTTGAGTCATAGGATCACCAAATGAAGAAAGCATTGCTTTTCCCATATCAGTAATAATATGCCAATTCTGTATTCTACTTACCCACTTTGTAATAGAAGGATTTTCAGGAATAAAAGATCTTCCTGTAATTACATCTATTCTTGTATTGATACCTGAAGACTCAAATATTGCTTTTGATATATTAAAATCCTTTGCAATTGAATCTTTTAGTGTGTCAAGGGTTTCAAAGGGGTCTGGACCTAATCTTTTAATTAGAACCGTTCTATCGCTTTGGAGTTCCAAGCCTTCAATCATTGCCTGCAAAGGATTCTGATGTCCAAAGCGTTTATTGTAAGTCAACCAAGCATCTGCATTTTTAAAATGTAAAACTCTTGATGCAGACAAAGAATCAGAGATGGATTCACCAGCTTGTGCTTTAATTTCTTTATCTGCAGTAAGTCTCCTGAATATCTCTTTCATATTGTCAGGATCAGGTTTAAATCCCTTAAAGGTTCTTCTTTCATCAAGTAAACCTAGAGTGAATTTAATCCATTCATTTTCAGTAGCCATTTTCATTTCAACAGTATTATGGTACTGAATCGTAACGTGTTCAGGATTGTAATTTATTGCAGCTCCTGCATTATTTGCTTCCTGAACAACTCTAAGATTTTCCTGTTCAAAAATTCTTGCAAGGATATGAGCTTTCTCATTGTTAGTGACACTTGTTTCAGCAAATGGAAATCGTTCTTTGACAACATCCATTTGAAAGTTTTCATCCATAAAAAGCTTATGCATTTCAGTTCTAGATAATCCTGTTTTATTGAGAAAATCTGTCTGAATCCGTCCATGCATTAAAGAAACTCTAGACTCCTGTTCTGTACCTACACTCTTTAAAAAGCCCTCTCCTTCCTTTGTAGAGCCTGTAAGCAATGCTTTAAACCTCTGTATTGCTTCATCTGAAGATTTAGCTCCTTCAGAAATAAAATTATAAGCTTTTTCGTAAATATGTTGCATCAGATCTGGAGCAAGTTTCCTTTGCTCTATCTGGAAATCTCTTAATTGTGCAAACTCATCTGCTGCTTCAATAATCTCTTCAGGTGATCCTATCTTTTTTAGATCCTCTAAAAGCTTATCTGCAGCTTCTGGTTTATATCCATGCTCCGTTTGGAGCATATTAGAACAATCTTTTTTAGCCATTAGTAGTCACGCATCTGGCAGCATCCAATACTGCTTTTTTAGAACGATCCAAATGATCATTCACTTTTTGGGATTTGTCTTTGATGTCGTAATATCGTTTCTTAATCTTTTCAGGTAGCCTAGTAAATCGTTCCAGACTTCCTTTAACTGCTGACTCCAGTTTTGACTTAAACTCATCAATGTTGTGCGTATATTCATATTGCTCATTTACATCTTTGTAATCCCAACGGATATCATCAGGATCAGGATTGATCTTCTGGATAGTTATACCTCCAGCTTCTGGTATTACTTCCATCTTCACATCTACAGAACCAAGCTCTGCCAAGGTTTGTTCAAACTTTGCTTTTGCTAATGGATTGGGTTTGTTGAGTAATTTGTCTGGAATAAATAATCCTTTGAACCCATAAGCATTTGCTGTTTTAAGAAGCTCTTTAAAAATGACAATTGCATCAGAAGGACTAGCAAAATAATCAGTCGATATTTCATCAACTGTAACGTATGTCTCATCTTTAATTCTTTTTCCTTTAGAAGATATTCCAAATCCTGATTTCGTTCTGATTGTATTTGGAGACACATTTGTATATTGGAAACCTTTAGTCCCATCCATTTCCAGATCAGGACTTTTACCCATTTCCAATTGATCCAATGTCATGGCAATCTTAGCCATATGATCTTCAGGTTTTTTCCTTTTTGCTCTGTTCTGGAATTTCCTCATAACTGCCATAGAACCACCTCCAAGCAATCCTCCTATTGCCATTTCAGTAAGAACCATATTCATATCCCATTCTTCCTGAAACTTTGCTCGTTTGTCTTTGATAACCCATGCACCAATTCCTAAACCAATGCTGACATCTCCTGCATCTGCTACAATCCTCCCTAATTTACCTGCTGTTCTTTTAGATCGTACTGCTGTGTTTGCCTGTCCAATTGTTCTAAAGGCTTTCGCTATTTTCATTCCTTTTCGTGCCATTCCAAAATAAGGAATATAGGCCAATGGATCAGGAGAACTTCCTACTGCAATACCACCTAGTTGAACTAAACTTCCTAGACCAGCAACATTCCTTGAAATCATAGAATATTGATTATTACGATCATGATTTTCTGCAAGAATCTGTGCTTGTCCTGTTGTCATTCCTTCAAACCATTTAATACCAGGACGATAATATTGACTATTTTGATATTG